ATAGGACAATCGCAAACATTACAGACTTATGATTATGTGGTAAGGGTAAGATTTGACAGCAGGTTTAATTCTAATACAGGTATGATTTATGAGGGGCAGGTATGTACTTGTAATTCGATGAAAATAGAAACAGAGGGGTATAAAAATTATTTATCACTACGTTACTCAAAAACTGATACATGGGTGGATCTGTCATAAAAATTGAAGGGTTAAGTAAAACTTTAGCAAGGCTTAATATTAAAAAGTTTGAACCACAGATACAGACATCTTTTAATAAGTTTGGGATAAGAGTAGAAATGGATGCAAAACAATTAGTACCAGTTGATGAGGGTAGATTAAAAGGTTCTATATTTCAAGAACCTGGTAGATTAGCGGTAACAGTTGGGGCATCTGCTAATTATGCCGCATTTCAGGAGTTTGGTACACGGAAATTTGCAGCAATATACATTGCAACATTGCCTAAAGATTGGCAGTCATTTGCCAGACAATACAAAGGTGGTAGTAATGGTACATTCCATGATTTTGTTATGAGTTTAATGGGGTGGTGTAAAAGGCATGGTATTAGTGAAAAAGCTGCATATCCTATTGCATTAAAGATATTAAAAAACGGATTGATGCCACGTCCATTTTTATATCCTGCTTTTAATAAAAATAAAGAACAGTTACTTAAAGATTTAAAAGATATTAAAGTTTGATTGATATAAATTATAGTTTAAGGATAGCTTACCAAACAGCACTTACAGGGATTGCTGGAACTCCTGTATTTTATAATTTATTACCTCCAAATGTAAGCCCAAATAATTATATAATATTCAGGTCAATTACTAATACCGATGCCAGTACAATGAATAGTAGTGATATTGACTGCCAAATAACAGTTGAGATACAAACATGGGAAGATGGTTTAAATAGTGGATTAGATGCAGACCAGGCAGCAAGGGAAGTATTTACAAGAATACTGCCAACACAGGGTGCAACACTTACATTAGATGGCGCACAAATGATTAGTACAAGGCTTTTAAGTGACATAACACAGCAGCCTATTACGTTTGGTAACAGGGCTTATGTTAGCAGGGTAATTACATTTGGGCATAAGATATTTTTGACATCAGATATTTCATAAATAAATTTGCAACGCTGTTGCAATTAATTAGTAACTTTATAAAAAAAATAAAATGGCAGAGCATAAAATTAACGGTACAGATGTACTTTTGTTTATTGGGCTTGATGGCATTACTTATGAAACAGTAGTTTGTTTAACTTCAGAAACAGTTTCAAGAACTACAAATGAGATTGATGCCAAAAGCAAATGTGGCCCTGATAAACTACCTGGAACACAGGATAATCAAGTTACATTTGAAGGACAGGTAATGGCTGATCCATCCAGCGGCAGAACAAGTACAGATGAACTTGATGACCATTGGAGAGAAAAAACAACTATCTACTGGAAGGTAGGTAAAGCTGTTCCTATTATTGGTGATGTTACCTATTATGGAACTGGTTTTGTTAGTTCATTGGTAGAAACATTTGCACAAGATGCGGTTGCTACTTTTACCGGTGCAATATCTCCTTATGGATTGATTTCTAAAACTACAGCCACTTCATAATGAATTACATTCAAATTGAAATAGGTGGTAAGTTAAGAGGGTGGAAGGTCAATCAGATGACTTTAGAATTATGGAGTAAAAAAACTTCAGGTGATGCTGAATTATCATCATCTAATTATGCCGCTGTATTTGCCGGATTAGTTGCTAATTGTTATGTAAAAGGCGAAGAACCTGACTTTACTTTTGAGAATGTGTGTGATTGGGTTGATGCAATTGAGGGAACAGAAACCATAGAATTTATTAAGAAAACATTTGAGGAAAGCCAGGTATATATAAATACATTAAAAAGATTGGAAAACCTGTTACGTTCTTCAAAAGAACCTGATAAAAAAAAAATAGTAAAGAGGAAGAAATTGTAGCCCATTGGTTTGAAATACATAAGTTCGCTTTGGGCAGATTAGGGTGGACTGAAAGAGATTATTATACTTGTAGCCCTTATATGTTCGTAGCAGCGTATGAGGGCTATTTTGATAAAGAGGATACAATAATTTCTTTATACCGGAAAGTGGCATTAGCTGCAAGTGCAGGGTATGTTAAGAGTTCTGATTTTGATGTGTTTTGGCCAGTACCAGGGAAGGTACATACAAACAAGGTTTGGGGAACACCGGAGGAAGCGATGGAGTTAAGAAAGAGAATTGAAAAATCACATGGTATAAAATTAAGTTAATGGCAGGTGATATAAAAATAGTTATAGGGGCAGATATAAAAGCATTAGAAGCTGGATTAGCAAAAGCTGGAACTTCTATCAATGCTTTAGGCGGAACTGTTACAGCAGCAAATAATAAGATGAGTAACAGTTTTGCAGGTGTGGCAAAATCTACTAATATTTTATCTTCAGGTCTATCATCTTTGGGGCAATCATTACTTAGTGGTGGTATTGCGTTAGGAGTAACAGCATTGGTAGGTGGATTGGTAGCATTGGGTGAAAAACTGTTTGAGGTAAGTGAAGCACAGAAATCATTAAATGAGGTAATGGAAGGGGGAAGGAGTGAGTATGTAAAAGCCACACTGGAAGTAAATAAAGTACAACGGGCATTTACCGATGCAGCGGCAGGTGTAATTACAAAAGAGGAAGCGTTAAAGGTTTACAATACAACTTTAGGAAAAACTTTAGGTAAAACCAATGATTTTAATGAGGCAGAGGATATACTTAAAAACGGTACAAAGGATTATATAACCGCAATGACATTGAGGGGTGCGGCAAATTTAGCACTTGCAAAGGCTGCTGATATTTCATTTGAGGCGGAAAAAGGAAGGGCAAAAGGCCCGCAAAAAAGAAATATATTAGAAAGACTTAGTGTAGGTCGTTTTGGCGGAACTTCCAAAGAAGAGGAATTACAAAGTAGATTAAATAAATTAATAGAAGAAGAAGTTTTTTTTAAAAACTTAAGTAATAATTTAGATCAACAAGCATCTAAATTGTTAGCAGGAATTAAAAAAACAAAACAGGGAATAGTTGAAGATGAAGATGATGAGTATAAAATAAAAGTAAAAAAAGCACGTATAGTTGCAGATGGACAAGCAAAATCAGGTGCTTTTGTAGGGATTTCAGAAGTAAAATATTCAAAAGACAGAGTAATTTTTGTTGATGAAATAAAAATTGCACCAAAGAAAATTGAATTACTACCCAATTATTCTAATATAAAAACTACAGCAATAAAAGAAGCAATTGAGGCTAAACTGGCTGCTGATTTAAAAGACCTTCAAGATAGTATAGCTTACTATTTAGAAAATATTGGGGAAGAAATGATAATCGGTATCGCTGATTCTTTGGGTAAAGCATTGGCAAGCGGAGATACTAAAGGTATATTTTCATCATTAATGCAAAGTGTTGGCGCACAGGTACAAGAACTCGGAAAGTTTTTAATAAGAAATGCTATTAAAGTAGAGGTTGCTAAAAAAGCATTTAGAAAATTAATAGACCACCCAATATTAGCAGTAGCAGCAGGTGTTGCATTAGTGGCATTAGGTGCAGCAATGAAAGCGGCAGCAAGTAAACAATACCCTGGATTCGCTACCGGTGTTAGAAATTTTGGTGGAGGTACAGCATTAGTAGGTGAACGTGGCCCTGAATTAGTAAGTTTACCTACAGGATCAAATGTACATACAAACGGAATGTTAAACGGAATGGGAAGTAATAGTTTTGTTGCAGAATACGCAATAAGAGGAACAGATTTAGTTACAGTATTAAGAAGAACAAACGAACAAATCAGCAGAGACGGATGAGTTACGGATTAAAATATCAGGGTGAATTTGACAGTATATCTAATCAAACATACAGATTAGAAATACTTGAAAAAGATTACATAGGTAATTTTTCTACCTTATCAATGGCTGCATCACCTGTAATTCACCAGTGGAATACTGATGATATTAAGGCACCAATTAAAGGATCGAGTTTAACCATAAATTATTTGAACCGGGGTAGTGATCCAATAGAAAATTTTTTTAGTGTAAATGATGACCAATACAGGGTTGATTTTTATATTGGTACAGATTTGCTTTTTACCGGATTCTTAGTGCAGGATGATTTTTTGGAAACAATGGTTGACTATACTCATGTAGTAACTTTAAGGGCTAATGATAATTTAGGTTTATTAAAAGATTTGGCTTTAGATTCAACTCCAGCTATTCCATTAAGGGCTACTGTTGCTGAAGGTGAAACGATATTGGGATTAAATTGGATTCATTTAACCAATACTAATTACCGGCCTGTTGTTGGTATTCCTTTTTTAATAAGTGGACATTCAAACGCTTTAATGAATCAGGTATTTAGTGTTGCAGAGGTTACTCCTGTAAGTGCATCTGCCTGGGATGTAAGGGTTACATTTGCCACCGGGAATACAACAGCGGATGCAATTGTATTAAATTCTGTTGGTACTTCAATTGATTATGGTGGTTTTCTTTCAAGTTGTAGAACAAGAATAAGATTACTTGATATTGTACATGGGTGTTTAAACAATACAGGGCTTGAATTAGATACTTATATTTATTGTAATTTATACAGCGTATCAAATGAATTAGATAATACTTTTTTGGGGCAAACTTATATTAATGCAAGTATTTTTGCAGATAATAGCGAAAAATTTGATAACTGCTACAACGTTTTAAGTAAGGTATTAACAGCTTTTAATTTAACATTATTTCAAAGTTTAGGAAGATGGAATATAGTAAGATGGGATGAACTGAGATTAACTAACGCAATACCGGCATTTCAGTATGATAAATATTTTGTCGTGCAGGGAACATCAACTTTACCTACTAATGTTATTCAGGGATTCGGGCAAACAAGTTACCCCGAATTTGGTTTGGTTAAATCAATTTTCAGGCCGTATGAATTTGTTAAAGAAACATTTAATTATGAAATACCAAAATACATTTTAAAAAATAATGATCTTTTAAAATTAGGTACACTATTAAATACTTACACGGTTGGAACAGTTACTTACAGAGAATACACTGCTCCAAATTGGTTAGATGGATATGGTACCAATATAATTACACGGGGTATAAGGGTAGCGTATGATAATAATTTACAAACTGAAATTGAAAGGTATATTTATCTTTCTGGCAATACTTATGATTCTGCAAGATCGGTACAATCAAATTGTATTGATGTACAAGCAGGTGATAAGGTTAAATTTAGTTTTAGATTTAGAACTAACACCACACCAAATATTACTTCATGGGGATTTGCATTAAGGCTTACTGATGGTACTCAAAATAGATATGTAGATGATATACCGGCTGGTGCCGGTGATTGGACACCAGGTGTAAATTATACTTATTTAGTAACAACCGGTGTTAATATAAGGGAGTGGCAGGATGTATCAATAGAATCATCAGCGGTACCTTTTGATGGGCAGGTATTTTGTTATTTGGCACAAATAACACCTGCGCCACAGGTAGCAGGTAAAGAATCTCAATATAGTGATATGAGATTTGAGTATATCCCTTCAATTAATGACAGTATTAAAATTATTGGAAACGTCCACAAATCAACTCAAACTACTAAAGTAAAAAATAATTCAGAAACGGATATTTATATTGATGATTCGCCAAGAAATTCAATTGGCGGAACTTTATTTACAGGGCTATATGTGGGGTTATTACAATATAGAACAATTTTCTGGTACAGAAACCCTATTAGTGAAAACAGAAAGTTGGGTGATATTATTACTACTGAAAATATGCAATGGAGAAACGAACCAAGAACAAAATTAGACGGGTCATTCAGGGGATTGATTCAGTTTAATATAATATCAATGTTATCATGGACAAAATATGTGGAGTTGCCAGGTTTATATTTTTTGTTCGGAAATTTAGAGATAGATTACAGGGAGGATAAATATTCAGGTGTGCAGTGGGAAATTTTTAAATCGTCTGAAATTGACGGTACCTTTGATTATACATTTACTTATTTATATGAAAAACAATGAGTTTAGTTAAAGATGTAGTTATAGAGTTTTATGATAGCGGCGTATGGATTCCATACGCTTGTGCAAGGTCTGCTACGTTTACTTCTGTAACAGAAATAATAGAAACAACTGTAACAGGCAGTGGGCAGTATAAAAACTTTTTACCAACAGTAAATTCTTTTACGGGGAATATAGATGGGATAGTTTCTTTGGGAGTT